CGGGGGGCGGCGGCGGGGGGGGGGGGGGGGGGGGGGGGGGGGGGCCCCCTTTTGTGTAGTGCGGATAGGGGCTATTCCTTCTTTCCGTTAATGAATGTTGATACGATCCCTGCTATAGAGAGCGTGAAGTATTATCTCCTCAGGTATTCTCGAACTTTTCACTCATAACCTCGTCTAGGATCGCTCCGTTGTAGATGATAACTATGGAGTCCTTGATTAGAAGCATTTGGTAGATGAAGGACGAGACTAGGGTAAATAGGATAAGGGCGTTTACTACTTGATCCACGAGAGGGTATGTAGTCGTGGGGGGATGAGTGGATCCTACAATCATAGACACAATGAATGCTCCGAGGAGAGTGAAGATTTGGAGGAGGAGATATACCGTAAACTGCGCATGTATCTTGGCATATAGGGATGCCTTCTGGTCTTCTTTGATACGATTCATTAGCTTGCGTAGATGTGGCATGCTGATGAGTAGGGCATACGTGGCAATAGACACGCCTAGTAGCCCTCCATAGATACTGAGTAGAGACGCAACAGCTTCTGCCAGTAGCTTGAGCCACTTGAACTCCCAGATATATGCAAGAAATATGGAGAGCGGAATAGTTACTCCGAGAGACCAAAAGAGATCAGTCTTCCATCTTGTCTCTTTGAATACTTGGATGATCCCCTTCATTCCGAAGGGGCTGGTTCGTGTTGTCATCTTCGTTGTCCTTTAGCATTTCGAGAATGAATTTTCGAATAGCAAAAGGGAGCTCCTCTAGGGTCTCATTGAATTGCACTGTTTGCACGTGCTCATTGGTGCTGTATCCTTTGTTCTTCTTTCTTGTCCCGCGGTAGATAATTGCTTCTCCATTACTTTGGGCAAGCTTTAGTGCACCCTCGAGGATGGTCCCTTTTGGTTGCAAAGGTACTAAGGTTTCTGAAGATGCTTCCAATGACAGATTTGTAGCCCCCGCCTTCTTAATAGAGTCGTCGAGTATCTTGTCAAAGTCTTCTGTCATGTCATCATTGGTGAACGATATACACGTCTTTATCTTCCATATATCATTGTAGGATAGTATGTCTTGAAGGATCGAAGGGGACTTCTGAGTGTCAATCTTGGGGACGTGCTGGCCCTTCAAGCCTTTATGCTCGATGTAAGAAGTCAAGAGTTTTTTGATGTAGGTCTCTGCGGCCTCAAGACCGATCCCCGTCCCCTTCTCTAGACAAAGTCGATGCTTGCTGGGCACGAAGAAGAAACGAGCAACCTTCGGGTAAAGGTATCTATCTTCTCCAATAGAGGCATGTTCAACTTCTTTCGCCCTGATATTGAAGACATCAATATGCTTGTCTCGAGAGTAGAGAACCAGCTCACCGAAGACGAGGTCTTCCATACCCGTATTAATTGACTTGACTCGCATCTCATTCTTCCCTTTAATCTTGATGCCCTCCTGTTCATAGGCAAAAGTGAAGAGATCATCGTAAATACCAGGAATGACTGGGAGGATCCTGACATTCCAAATGTAGCAGGTGTAGGATGCCTCGAAAAGGTCATCCGATGTTGCAGACTTATTCATCGTGTTGTTGAGCGGTGTTAGTAAGTATATATCTGTAGTTATATCTGGTGCTGTGTTTTTTTAGTCTTTAGAAGGAGAAGAGGGGCTCGACCTCGATGCGGGCAACGACCGCCGAGAGATGGCAGATGTCCGAGACCGATACCTCGAAGTCGTCGTAGTCGGGATTGATGCTACGGGCAATGTAGGTAGTGCGCTCCTTCGCCTTGTCGGGGTGACGATGCAGGCGCTTGATGAAGTGTAGGGGAGGGTAGCCGTCCCCTTGGCGTACCGCTACTGCATAGACCTCCCCAAACTGGATGCCTAGGGGATTGGCTGGACTGAACGGGTAGCGCTTCAGAGCGACACGACAGCCCGCAGGAAACTTCGGGGACATAGAGTTGCCATGGATGGGCACGATTATCTCCCCTTCGAGGTTGGGGATGCCCCAATAGGTGTCTATCGTCTGAAGCTCGTCTACCTCTCCTTGATTGCCTCCACGGAAGGCCTCGGTGTACTCGGGGATGAGGCGTACCCCCTCGGACTGTGCTCGCTGTAGATCCTCTTCGTGACCAACCTGCAGCGCCTCTGTCCAATATACACGGTTATCCGTACCAACCCAAACATCCGTACGACGACCTACGTCGGGTAGACTTGCTCCTGGGTTCGTATCTCCACGTATCATCTCGCCATCGCCTGTGCGAACCCAAGTGATATTTAGATCATGGTAGGCGTTAGCTATTTTTCTAAAAGAGGCCTCTGTTATCTCGGCATCCTTATCCAAAAAGCCATTGGATAGACCAGTGGCCTTATAAAAAGATAGCTTGCTTAGTCCTCTAAACTCCAAGAACTTAAGTATTCTTTTTCTCATAGCTGTATAGCAAAGTTTAGATTATTAGAAATCTTTCTATATCTTTGTGCTGTAAACCAACGGTACAGCCCCCCGACAAAGGGGGTGGCATACACGAAGGGGGCGGCAACCAAAAGGAAGCGCCTGCTGGGCTTAGCATTCACAACTCTATTCACCCGCTAAGTTAGCCAATCCCTAGTGTATAGCCAAACCACGTAACCAGCTGGCTTTTGCCAGCGAGAAAGTGATAGATAATGAGAATGAAGACAACACCTATGATGGGTGCTACTACATCCTTCGGTGCTTCTCATGATGATCCTGAGGAGCTTTACCACAGCCTTCGTGCAAAGGCCATGGGGTTTCTAGCGAACGAGGGCGAAGAGTTAGCTCGAGGGGTTTATGTTCCCAACCTTGGGGCGGAGGCAGCAGGGGTACCGATCTTTCGGTCGATACTTCCTAGTAGCTGGATATGTGTTCGTCATGACACGCTGGCTAATGCTCGACGGTCAGGTCAGCACATATTACGCAACTCGGATAGAGAGCTGAAGCCCAAGGGAGAACGCATACGCTACTTCGTAGAGAAGAGTACGATATCGGGCTACCTGCTCTTCCTTATACGTGTCCCACTTAGAGATACCCCCATAGTGGAGGTTAGGTAGCCACTCATGTAGACTATGCGTACGAACGAAGAACGTCTCGACAGCCTAGAGCGGGAGCAGCGTCACCTCTCAGCGCTCTTTCTGCAGATAGCAGATGGGAGTGAGGGCTGGATGAAGCCTAAGGAGGCAATGGCACTCCTAGGGTGCAAGCAGCGGACACTCTCCCGACTGCGTGTGCCTCCAGTAGATAAGGAGACGGGTGAGCCAACGGGTGAGCCCGCTATCCTCGAGGCCGTATGCCTCCCGAGCTTCCGAAACCCAATGGCGGGGCGATGGATATACTCACGTCGTAGCGTGCTTCGTCTACGTGCACAGCGTCTAGGCGATGCTAGTGTGGCTAACCTCTCTCCCGCTGAATGGCAACGACGAGAGGAGGCGAGAGCCTTCCACCGCCAGCAGCGCAAGGATGCAGGCCTAAGCAAGGAGCTCGTCGAAGCACGTGTCTACGAGTAGTAAAAGTATAAGCAATGGTATCCATATCCAATTCAGATAGAGACACCATCGTACAGCTCTTAAAGCTTCTTGTGCAAGAGCTAGATGGAAGAGCTAATCATCAGGCTAATGCACGTCGTATGGCAAAGATACTTCTGAAGAAGCTATCAGTGAAGGAAAAAAAGAACATAACAACTAACACAATATGAGAACGAAGGTACAGCACGTCGCATTCGTAGCAACAATCATTCTAGCGATACTTATTATCGCCTCTCTACTACTAGGTTTCCGCCCTAGTTGCTTTGAAGATGGGGTGTTCTTGCTACTATCACCGATCCTCCCCTACTGCTTTGCCGTAAGCTTCCAGAATGCTTATGGAGAAGATAGCCAGAAGAGCAAGTAGCACGGTAAATACATACACAAGATAACTTATGGGTAGACGTACGGCACTAATTGTGCTAGCAGTAACGATAGTGATGTCTGTAGGGATTATTGCTCTATTCGTGTGTGGCCTGCAACTTAAACGATTAGATGAGAAGCTTCTTGCGATAACTGCACCAGTATACCCATGTCTATTCGGATACATATTTGGAGATGATTCCATCTTCGACGACTACTAGGTGGAAGAATACACGACGCTAACACTATGTGCAATAACAAACTATTCCTTAAGCATGATATATGCGCTAGGAGGGACTCGAAGTTACTAAAGCTTCAAGGGGAGCTAGGGCATAGAGGCAAGGGCATATACTGGGATATTCTGGAATACCTTGCAGAGTACATGCATGATCAAGGTACACCTTGGGTAGAGTTCAACCCAAAGACGATAGCTGTTGCTATAGGCGCTCGCTCTCCGAAAGAGGTACACCGAGTTATAACAGATTTCGATCTATTCATTTTCGATAGTGAAGATGGCAATCCTGTATTGGGTTGTGTATTCTCATCTCGTAGGATGAAAGAAGAGTTCGGAGGAATAGTTAAGAGCAAATCACCTAGAGAGGTTTCTGAGGAGATAAGCCGTGTACGTAGAGAAGCTGGTCTTAAAGGAGGCACTAGGAGTAAAGGAGGCGGTAGGCCTAGAAAAGAAGCCTCTTTTATCGAAGAAAAAACAAGCAAAAAACAAGCAAACGACACAGAAAAAACAAGCAAAAACAAGCAAACGGAAGAAAATAAACAAGCAAAAACAAGCAAAAAACAAGCAAACGACACAGAAAAAACAAGCAAAATGGGGGGTAGGGGGGATAAATCCCCCAAAGACTTAAAGACAGAAAGATGTGAAGAAGATATTGCCCCCTCGGGCGTGGGTGATGGCTTTTCGAATTCCGAGCAGGGGGAGAGCGGAGAGGGAGAGAATGAAGCAAAAACCATCCCATTGAAAGAGACCTACCAAGAGGCGTATCGTCGCATAGGTGCAACGGATGCAGACTATGGACCAGAGGGTCTAGCTACGAGTGGTACTCTTCTCCCTGTTGTGTCTGTATACGAGGAGGTACGTAAGGAGTATCCAGATCTTCCGCCATCTCCAGATTATGACCCGAACATGTTCTACCAAGCCAAAGAGCTAATGGACTCTTGGGGTAGTGGACCACAATTCCGAGAGAGACTTAGGAAGGCGTTAGTGAAGGCTTGTTCGTCTGCTTTTCTTCGAAGCAAGAAAAGCAATCTCTACAAGTATATGTGGCTTACAAAGCTTTCTAATCTAGAGAAGATAGAGGCAGGTAACTATGATGATGATTGTAGCAGGCCGAAGCAAACTAAAGCCCAACCTTACAGCAACCAAGAATGGGCAGAAAAGAAAACGAAGCCACTAGATACTGAAATGCAGCAACTCCTCGAAGAGGTAAACAGGAAAGATTAGGTAAAACTATGGATGCAAAGACGAAAGAGGCACTAGATTTAGCTATAGGGAGGACCACATCAAGACCTTCTGCGCAACGACGCTCAGAGTTCAAAGGTACAATGGTTGAATTGCTAGATATGCTTCGATATCTAGGCCAGCACGCCACTCCGAATTTCACCTTGGATGGTGACAACATATATACATACACAAATGCACTTCGTTGGATTGCTGCTTTGGATGGTATGCGCTCTCTAAATGTCTCAGGAGATGAGGTGAATGGAGATATAACAAGGGGACTACTGATAACAGGTGGTACTGGTACAGGAAAGAGCCTATTGATACGACTTCTACGTACGTTGTCAACTGCTATACACACCCAGCACCTTGTGTATGACCCCGTCGCACAGAGGGAGGTCTGGACTGATTTTCTTTGGGCGGATAGGCATGCAATCGAGTATGTAAGTGAGTACAATACCAATGGGTACATATCGAATATTAATGCAGCTGTGGTGTGCATACAAGATCTTGGTGCTGAACCTAAAGAGGGTAGTTTCTACGGGAAGAAGCAGAATGTGATAGAACAGCTCATATCGTATCGATATGATAAGCAAGATGGCACGAGGCGTACAACAATCATCACTACGAACTTGAACCTTGAAGATATAAGGAAGGAGTACGGTGAACGTATTAGCTCTCGGCTAATTGAAGAGTGCAATATACTTCACCTCCTCGGTAGTGATAGACGAATTAAAAGGATATAAGTTTTGGTTTTTTAGCACAAGGGGAAAGCCTGGGAAGGTGAAGCCCCCTTACAAAATGAATAATAGTGATAATGGAAGAGAATATTAGACACATAATGGATTGCTCCTTTACCGTAATAGGGAAGATTAAAGAGGTCACACCTCTAGTTAGGTTACCAGATAAGAGTGGACGTGTAATGTTAGAGCAGTATGTCTGTGTATCTACTACGGAAGGAGAATATGGCATTCGTGTATTCTATACCGATAGAAGTTTTGCACGTCGTGAGAGCAACCTACTAACGATGCTCCTAAAGAGTGAATTTGTTGTGGCTTTGCCATGTGTGATAGATAGCTGGGCTTATGTGGATAAGATGGGAGTTAAGAAGTGGTTGTGCCGTATATCCATGAAGTACTTTGATCACCTTAATGATGTCATAATATAGAAAAGAATATGAACCTAGAACTAAAGTAACTAACCAACCAAGGAAACAGAGAAATGGAAACAACGCAATACCCACTCAACAAGGAGGGTGCAAGAAGGTACTTTTACGACCTCGAAGATATGCTAGAGGTATATAAAGATATGGAAGGCATCGCCATGGACCTTAACATTTCAAGGCATTTCACTAGCGGGGACACCTACACCGAGGAGGAGGTGAAGGACATCATCGAAGTGGCGTCGGTTTCGTCTGCGTCCACTGTGTCTTTGACGCTAATGGAACACTCCATCCGTGTTACACAAGGCATCATCGAACGCTTCGACGCCGACGAAGCAGTCGAAGAACAAGAGGCAACCGAAGCAGAGAAGTAGACCTAATCATCTAACAACTACACTGCAATGAATATAGCAAATCAAATCTTCCGATACAACGGAAACCCTATCACCTTCCAGCGAGGTGATAGCGTGATGGTCAATGCTACCGAGATGGCTAAGCCGTTCGGCAAGCGAACCAATAATTGGCTTAACAATAAGCAAACAGAAGAGCTAATTTCCTGTATATCAGCCGTTACTGGAATTCCTGCAACGGAGCTAGTTCAGGTGAGACAAGGTGGAGCACCAGAGGATCAAGGTACATGGCTACATGAAGATCTCGCCCTCGTCTTCGCACAATGGCTTAGCCCTCAATTCTACCTCTGGTGTAATGCTAGAGTTAAGGAGCTGCTGACAACAGGAGTAGCTGTAAACCCTCTAGCTAATGCCTCACGCTCCGATCTACTACGGCTTGCCTTGCAGGCCGAGGAGGAGAAAGAAGCACTACAAGCCAAGGTGCAGGAGGACGCCCCCAAGGTGGCGTTTGCCACGGCTGTACTCGCTTCCAACACCTCTATCCTAATCGGCGAGCTTACTAAGACCCTCCGACAAAATGGGGTGGACATCGGGCAAAACCGCCTCTTTGAGTGGATGAGGTGCGAGGGCTTCCTCTGCAAGCACGGAGAAATGCGCAACCAGCCAACACAGAAGGCAATGGATAAAGGCCTCTTTGAGATAAAGAAGGGAGTCCGCTCTGGCAATGATGGAGTGATTCACACGACCATCACTACCAAGGTGACACCCAAGGGGCAGGTATACTTCGTAAACAAGTTCCTAAGCAACCAACAGCCATGTATATCATAGGGACGCTCATTCTCTTCCTCGCAGGGGTACTCGTCTACCGATGGGGCTACTACGACGGACGAGCAGATGACCACCTCGACGTCATCAGAAATAGAGATAAGCAGGAAAGAGTGAAACGACAAAGAGCAACAAGACAACGACAATGAGGAAGAGACATAAGCAGGAAAAGATACCCAGTGTGAGAGACGCTGCACGCTCCTTCATAGAGACTATAATAGCAGAGTGCGAGGCGTTCGAGCAGATGAATCGGGTGTTTAGACGGATGATGAATCAGGAAGAACGAAACGGAACAGATGAATAGCTACACCCATATCATAGGGATTGACCCCGATAGCAAGGCCTCTGGGTGCGCTATCCTCGACATTGAGAAGAGGGAGCTGACGTTAAGCACTCAGCCCTTCTTCCTCCTCACAGTGTTGCTGGACGACTTCCGAACATCCGAAACGGTGCTGAAGCGTAAGACCCTCGTTGTGATGGAGAACGCCTACGGCACGACCCACAACTGGCATTACAGTCCAAAGGATACCAGAGGGACAATTGCCAAGAAAGGGTATAGCATCGGACTCTGCGCACAAACTTACAACCTCCTATTGTCATACACAAGGGAGAGAGGGCTTGACTACATCGAACAGTCACCGCTGGTAAAGCTCTGGAGAGGTACAGATAGGAAGATAACGCATGAGGAGCTTGTCTCCTACTGCAAGCGAAACCGTATAACCCTTCACACAGCAAACATGAGGCGTAGCAACCAAGAGGAGCGTGACGCCGCACTTCTTGCCATTCATCATATTGCTACACGCCCTGCCGTATCCCCGTAACCCAATGGTTTACCTCTCACTCCCAGTTGTTGCAAAACATGCAACAACTTACAATACACAACCATAACATAGATAAAGGCAATGATTATAGCAATCGACTTTGACGGAACTATTTGCAATAGCAACTACCCCGCCCTCGGGGAGCCAATGCCTCATGCAATAGATAGTGTACGTAAGCTTCACCAAGCAGGCCACTACCTCATCCTATGGACATGCAGGCAGGGAGAGCAGCTAAACGAAGCCCTTCAATGGTGCAAGGAGAATGGGCTTTCATTCCACGCCGTGAACGACCATAACCCCGACAACTTGAAGTTCTTCGGAGGCGTTGGGGGAAAGAAAGTCTACGCAGACGTCTACATAGACGATAAAAATATCGGAGGATTCGTAGGATGGCAAAGAGCTATGGAACTCCTCAAAGAGGCGTAAAAGAAAGACACAGTGATTGCAAATAAACCTCTAGTGGTGTTGTCCCTCTTCGATGGTATGAGCTGTGGTCAGATTGCATTGCGTGATATGGGTGTTCCCATAGCCAAGGTGTACGCCAGCGAGATTGACAAGCATGCCATCAAGCAGACGCAGCTCAACTTCCCCGAAACCATCCAGCTAGGAGACGTAGAGAAGTGGAGAGAATGGGATATTGACTGGCCTAGCATTGACCTACTACTCGCAGGGTCTCCGTGCCAAGGCTTCTCTCTGGCGGGAAAGATGCTAGGGCACGATGCCCACGAAGCAAACTCTATTGGGTGTTTCTTGACATTTTGCGACACATTCAGACCCATAACCCAAACGTCAAGTTTCTTTTAGAGAATGTACGGATGCGACCACATGATGAGAGGCAAATCAATGAGAGCTTAGGTCTGATGCCCGTTGTCATTAACTCCTCTCTTGTCTCTGCGCAGAACCGTGTGAGGTTGTATTGGACGAACATCCGAACCCGCCAAGAAGGTTTGTTTGGAGAGACATATACAGACATTCCACAACCAGAGGACAGAGAGATACTCATACAAGACATCCTAGAGGATATCGTAGAAGAAAAGTACTTCATCCCACCTATAGTTTGGTCTAGGAATCAAACCTCAAGTGATGTTGAATATGATTCAGTCCGTGACCCTTGGCTCTCTAAGAATATGAGAGGTGTAAAGGAGAAAGCCTGCACACTGCTTTCCTGCTCCTATAAAGGAGCTAGGGCTAACGGTAGACTGTCGTCCTTGCGGTAGGTTCTCTGAGGTTCTTCGGTGGAACAGAGTTCCGTACAATGAAGGCAATGAAGTCACCATGCTTAAATGCCCAGCGACGTGAAGATGGAAATAATCAACCCGTAGTAGAATTGGAGGTAGGCACATGGCGTACGCACAAGAGAGACAGAGGGTTCAGGGCGGTTGCCGAGAGCAAAAGCCCTTGTATTCTCGCCCGTGCAAGAAATGATGGCAGCGGACAGCCGTGCGTGAGGACGGATAGAGTTCTAAGGAGGCTAACCCCTACCGAATGCGCCCGCTTGCAAACCATCCCAGAGTGGTATAAGTGGGAGTGCTCCGATACGCAAGCCTATAAGATGCTAGGAAACGGATGGACTGTAGAAGTCATAAAGCACATACTTTCATTCCTGTAACAAGAAGAAACTAACCAATAAACATAGAAGAATATGACACGAACAGACATCGCAATAAGCCTCAAGCCTCTGAACTGGATGGAGGATGAGCTGGACAACGGTGCCCCTGTCCTCTCCGCTGATTATGACGTGTACAACGCTTATATCAAAGAGGAGAATGATGGTACAGCAACTCTAACCATCTTCTACGCAGGCGAGCTGAAATCAGAAGTGAAACGCAAGGGGCTCACGATGGAGGAGGCAAAGGCTATAACCCGTGAGCACCAAGTGGATAATGCTTGTAAGGACTTCAATCTCGACGAGCCGACCAAGAATGCACAACTATGAAGCAACAGACGATAAAGCTCCGGTGGAGTAAAACCGAAAATGGATCACTGATAGGGAGAGCAAGAGTAAACCAGAATATGGTCGTAGAGTACATGTGTAGAAACGCCAGTAAGGACAAAACCAAGCAGAAATGGATACACATGCGACTAATTGGATATAGGGAGGATGGATGGCCACACGTGGAGTGCAAGTACGAGCTAGAAGGAGGCAGGAACGCACAAACACGAACAAGCTCCACACGTCTATGCCAACAAGACCTGTGTAAGCTCTTGAAGGAACAACGCCATAACATTAAAAGATGATGATATACACGATAGGCAAATGACACGAGAAGACGTAAAGAAACGCTGGCAATGAACATCTACCAAGCAAAGGTTCTCCAAGCATAATGATACAATAATTATCTGAAAGGCGTACATTTGCGTAAATAAATGTAATTATATCGGTGGACGAACAGGTTGAGAGGAGTAGAAGAGGTGGGGCGCCAAGCAAATATGATGAGAGTGCAGACAAAGCCATAGATCTTATACGTAGTGGGCTATCGTATAAGGATGCTGCACGTGGTGCAGGTATATCATACAGCACTTTCCTTCGCTGGCGTAATGCCTACCCTGATTTCTCCGATAAAATTAACGCAGCATCGCAGGCCTTTCAAGAAGAGGTTGTAGAAATACTGGAGGGGGCGCTCTATCGCACTGCCATGGGATATACAGTGATGGACGTAAAGACAGAGTATTCAGTGGGTGTAGATGGAGAGAAACGTATAGTAAAGCAGATAGAGATAAAGAAGGAAATAGCGCCCAGTGTCCCCGCTATAATCTTTGCGCTATCAAACCTGCACCCAGATAAGTGGAAGAATAGATACAGAGAGGAAGTTTTTACAATGGATGGACGCAAGATAACATTTGGTCTATCATCTGTTGTGGATGATGATGTAGATAGACTTCGGAAGAATGCCGACAATACCAAAGCAAGCAAAGAGTAAGAAGCAAAGTGATACGAGGGCTGAGCGTGCCAAGATATATAATACAAGAAGATGGCAGAAGCTCAGGAGACAACACTTAAAACTACACCCAACTTGTGCTTTATGTGAGCAGAGAGGGATAGTACGAGTAGCAACTGATGTTCACCATATCAATAGCTTCATGAACGGAAATACCCGCTCAGAGCGCACTTTGCTCGCCTATGATCCCAACAACTTGCAGAGCCTCTGCCAAGAGTGTCATAGTCAACTTCACGGAGGTAGAAAGAGAACAAAAGGGAAGATAGATATTACCCAAGAGCAGGCAGAAGTTGCCGAGATAGACCACGAGGGGGGTAGGGGGGTAAAATGTTTTTCTCCACCTCATGTAAACCCCATCCCAGTCACTTTCACACAAACGGAGGTTTTGAAAGTTTTTGATGACTCTATAAAAAAAGAGGCATCTGATCCGCCTTCCGATACTCTTGTCTATATTCCGCCTAGCGGTGTGCTATCTGTTGTGCGTGATTATATTTTGCGCATATATAACAGTATGTCGAGTGTTAAAATATGGAGAGATGAATATAGAGCACCTCTAGATATGCTGGCTCATAATCTAGATGTGTTCTACAGAGCAACAATACTGGTCAATCAGCAAGGTTTAATACTACGGACATCTGGTGGTAAAATGATGAAAAACCCGCTAATTAAGGTTGCCAATGAGGCACAGATACAGGCGGTGAAGATTGCACAAGACTTTGGCTTAACAGCAAAGAGCCGAGAGCGTATCAAAGCTCTAGATGGGGATAATGGAGAAGAAGATGCGCTGACAGCATTCCTTGATATGATCTCCAAGAGATGAAAGGATACTATAAATACGCAGAGGATGTTTACACTGGTAAACAAATAGCATGTAGATATGTACAGCTCGCTGTTATGAGATTCTACGCCTTCCTACAAAGGGATGATATAGAGTTTAAGGAAGATACCGTAGATCTTAATATTGCATTCTTTAGGCTTTTTAAGCACTTCAAAAACAGACATTCAGGAAAGATATTTGTGCTAGAGCCATGGCAAGAGTTTATCATTGCAGGTATATTCGGATTTTACTATAAAGAGACAGAAAAGAGAGTCGTACAAGACGTCTATATTGAGATTGCACGAAAGAATGGGAAGAGTGCTTTTGCTGCAGCTGTATCTTTGCTCCTCCTTATAGCAGATGGTGTCTCAGGTGCAGAAGTAGACTTAGTAGCTAACAGTCGAGAGCAAGCTCTTATATCATTCGAGTTTGCCAAGAAGTTCGCTCTTGGTCTAAATACGCAATCCAAAAAGCACATAAGGCCTTACAGAGATAGGCTTTTCTTTGATAAAACAAGTAGTAAAATGCATGTGTTTGCCTCCGATGCGAGTAAGCTTGACGGATACGGGGCAAGTGCTTTTCTAATTGATGAGTATCACGAAGCAAAGAACACGGCTCTAAGGGATGTGTTGCAGTCTTCTCAGGCAGATAGAGAAAACCCTTTAGGAATTATTATAACTACTGCTGGTTTTGATCGTACGGGTCCTTGCTATACCTATAGGTCTATTTGCACTGATATACTAGAGGGCCTTGATGCTACGAATGAGGCTACTGATTCCATTTTCTGCATAATTTACACACAGGATAGCGAAGATGAGCTGGATGATCCGCAAATGTGGGTGAAATCAAACCCTAATCTAGGGGTAACGGTACAGAATAGCTTCCTGAAAAAAGAGATATCACGCTCAAAAACTGATCCACACAGTGAAGTAGGTATCAAGACAAAGAATTTTAACATCTGGATGGATAGCCAGGAGACATGGATTCCCGAGGCCTATATTAAGCAGGCTACTCACACGCATAAACTCCTAGATTTTTACAATGCTAAAGAGGAATGGGATGTGTTTGTTGGAATAGACTTGTCCGCTACGAGCGACTTAACGGCCGTATCATACATGATCCCGAGACCAGATAAACTATACTACTGGATTGAATACTACCTACCTGAAGAAGCACTAAGGACAAAGCCCCTGAAAGACCTATATAAGCAGTGGCATAAGGGGGGATACCTCGTTTTAACTCCGGGAAATGTAGTAGATTATGAATATATACTTGCAGATATACGCAGGAAGGAGGATGCAGGCCTGTATATGGCAAGAGTAAGCTATGATAGTTGGAATGCAACGCAATTCGTAATTAGAGCTACAGAAGAGGGTTTGCCTATGGTGTCATATGCACAAAACATATCAAGTTTTACAAGGCCAACCAAAGAGCTAGAACGGCGTATATTGCAAGGTTCGGCTGTATTTTATGCTAATCCGATTACAAGGTTCTGCTTTCGCAACATACGGATGCGCATAGATCACAATGGAAACCAAAAGCCAGACAAAAGTCAAGCAGATAATAAGATTGACGGCGTGATTGCTGCCATAGAGGCACTCGGAGGATATCTCGAACATGAGCAACTGTAGAAGAGAAGCATTCTTTTCAAATGTTAATCGTTGTATAATTGTGTAATTATATGTAACTTTGTGAGGGTATATGATATGGTTATGAAATGGCCTAGTCTATTCAGAAGCAAAAGGGAGTATAGAGCTTCAAGTTCCTCATCTTGTGTTAGCGGAGGCTGGTATCCTTCATCGCTGTCAAAAGAGGCAGCGATGAAGCTATCAGCCGTATATGCTTGCGTCATTGCAATTAGTGAGGATATAGCAAAGATGCCTTTAGAACCTTACATCATGGATGATAAGTGGAGGAAGGTGAAGGCATACGATGACCCAACGTACGAACTATTGTGCTTAGAGCCAAACCCCGATAGTACCAGATTTACCCTCATTCAGGCACTCGTAGCATCAATGCTATTAAATGGAGAGGGATTTGCAAAAGTCAGTAGAGATAGGAGTGGTAAGGCAACGAGTATAAGATTCGTGCCATACTCTGATGTTACTGTTTACGTAGATGCTATAACTGAACGTATTGACTTCTATCTTCTGAACCGTACGGGAGAAGTCGTAGAGGTAGAAGACATGATACACCTGCTTAACTTTACGTATGACGGTGTGCGTGGATTGTCCACATTGAGCTTTGCTGCACGTACACTTGGCATAGCAAATGCAAGTGAAGAGCATGCAAAGAGATTCTTTACAAACGGAGGTTCAGCAAGAGGTATATTGAAATACAGCGCCCTTAAACTAAAGCAATCTCAACGGGATGAGATAAGGAAGGAGTGGGAAGAAAACTATAGAAACGGCAATGCCGTAGCTATACTTGATGGTGGAGCAGAGTACCAAAGCTTATCTATCTCTCCAAAAGATGCACAGCTACTTGAAAATAGGCAATTCAATCTACCTGAAATTTGCAGATTCTTCCGAATATCTCCTGTGAAGATAGGAGATTTGAGCAAGAGTAGCTACAGCACAGTAGAAGCTACGAATATCGACTATATAACGAGTACTCTCAATACGTATATGGTCAAAATCGAGCAGGAATTTAGGAGGAAGATATATCCCCGTGCAAGGCGTTCTCGCATGTCTGTGGAATTTGATCCCTCTGCACTTCTACGAGCAGATACTAGCGCACAGACGGACCTTGTAGCACGTATGATACCAGTAGGGGTATTCACCATCAATGAAGCACGAGCTAAGCTCAACTTAAGCCCTATAGAAGGTGGTGACGAGTTACTTACGATGGTGAATATGCAACCGCTCAAAACTGCACTCGAATCCGCGGGGGCCAACCAAAATCAACAAAGCAAGTAGATATAGGAATATGGAAGTCAAAGACAAACAAACTAAGCATCGTGAAATACGATTTTTGCCTATTTCTCTTCGAGGCGGTGAAGTAGAAGAAGAGAAGTCAGCTGTTGTTGAGGGCTATGCAGCTATTTTCGATACCCCAAGTAAGGTGCTAGGTGGTTGGTTCATCGAAACGATTGATCCTAGAGCTTTTGACGGTGTAATTGAAAAAAGCGACGTACTAGCCTTGCTAAATCACAATACTAACAGAGGTGTTTTGGCACGGTGCAGAAAAGGAGAGGGGTCTCTATCTCTATCTATCGATACCAAGGGACTACGATACAGCTTCACACCGCCTGAAACGGAGATAGGGAAAGAGCTTGTTGAAGGATTAAAGCGAGGAGATATCAGTGAATCTAGCTTCGCTTTTAGCGTGGAAGAGGAGATATGGGAGTATAAGAAGTCGGAAGATATGTACTATCGCCGTATAACGAAGATACACCAACTCTACGATGTTTCTCCAGTGTATAACCCTGCGTATGAAGGTACAGCTGTTGGTGTTCGCTCTTTTGACGAACTCAAAGAGCGAGTTGAGAGTATGAACCTAAGGGTCGAGGAAGGCGACGCTTCAGGCGAGGGTGAAACGTCAACAACCCAAGAAGAATCTAGTGCATCTCCTAGCTCTGAATACTATGAGCAGCAGAGGTTGCATCTCTATTTCGATGAACTAAAGCAAACGCTATAATTCAACTTATAACACTATGGTAAAGACAAAAGAAGAGCTTCGTGCAGCTGCTGAGGCTATCATCAACAAGGCTGAAGCAGAAGGCCGTAAGCTGAGTGAACAGGAAGAAAAAGATCTTGCAGATCTTAGAAATCAGATTCAAGAGGCCTCAAAAAAGGCAATGGATCAGGGGAAATCGGTTCCATCGGAACCAAGAAATGAGGCGTCGGATGGCAATCTTACCTTCCTTCGTGCAATTCGAGCTATCGCTACTGGAGAGCAGACGGAAGAGCTGCGTGACCTATCAATCAGAGGGAAGGAAGAGCTAATACGAGCTGGGGTAAACTCTATCGTATCTGGTTCTGTAGTTCTTCCAACAAGTGTTCGAAGCACTCTAGCTGCGACAAATGGAACTGGTACTAAGATAATTGAGACTGACAAGGCAGATCTTCTTGCACCACTACGCTCAAAGTCTGTGCTTGTTCAGGCTGGTGCAACCATGCTAACAGGTCTAACTGGCAATCTTAGCCTTCCACGATATAGTGGTTCTGAAGCTAAATGGGCAGATGAAACAGAGGCTGTTTCAGAGGGCGGCGGAACCTTCGATACAGTAGACTTCGCTCCTAAGCGTCTGACGACAGTACTAGAGATCTCTGAGCAGCTGCTTCTGCAGGATAGCGTAAGCGCACAGCAGGTCATCGAGCGAGATCTTATCGCCGCTATTCAGGCAAAGCTGGAGGCAACGGCTCTTGGTTCTGGGGCTGGATCTACAAAACAGCCTAAGGGGCTATTCAACGGAACGATTTCCGATAAGGGGGCTATATCTTGGGATCGAGTGATCGGAATGGAAGAAGCCGTAGATACGGCTAACGCCCTAGAAGGATCACTAGCGTTCATTACCCACCCCAAGGGTAAGACTGCGCTTCGAACTACTAAGAGGGATATCGCTGGTAATGGTTTCATCTGCGATGATGCTCGTACCGTTGATGGATATCCTCTATACACCACTACAGGCGTGGCCACAGATGTCAACACCAACGAGATTGCTATTGCATTTGCTAATTGGCAGGAGTTCTATCTGTGCCAATGGGGAGGTATCGCAATCAAGCGAGATGATCTCACGAAGGCTGCAGAAGGTGTTGTTCGCCTCATCGTGAATACATATTGGGATTTTGGTTTCCGCCGTCCTGGAGTGTACACCCTCGCCTCTATTAAGGTCAAGTAGCACCTACCTACACACAGAAGTAAGATGGTAACACTAGCAGAGGCAAAAGCTCAAGTACGAGTAGATGTAGACTATTTGGGAGAAGATAATCTTTTGCTCGATCTCATCTCATCAGCCGAAGCTGTAGTGTTGCGTCTTGCTTCTGTGTCGATAGAAGAAGAGTTCGACGAGCAAGAGCTATGTATAGCAAAGCGTGCTACGCTCTTGCTCGTCGATCATTACTATACAGGGGGGCAACTAGACGAAACGCCCGCTGGAGTTGTTAGCCTTTGCCGACTCATTCAGAGATTTGGGCGATGAGAAGTGGGTACCTGTATACAGAGTTGATTTTTGAGGAAAGCAGAGCCAAGGAGCATGCTTTTGGTGGTGGAGATTTAGAGTGGGTAGAAGCTTTCAAAACTAGAGGTTTTGAAAGGCATAAGACAGGTAATTTGTCTGTTCTGGATGATGAAATATATCAATCAGTCATAGTTCAATTCGAACTGCACTACTACAATCGAACGAGGGTTAAGCCATACATGAGGCTTAGAAGGCGTGGAGAACTATTCCGTATAACGGATATCGAAGAGAACAGAATTGAGAAGAAGATAGTAATCACAGCAGAGAGGTCTCATGAGTAAGCTAGACACATCGGAGTGGGATGCTCTATTAGAGAGTCTTAATGGGCAAGAGTTACGTAAGAGTGTTACAGCTGCAACTCGTAAGGGGGCGCAACGTATAAAGCGAGAGGCCTACTCTAGGTTTTCGTCATTGAAGACAAAAGGGAAGGGCAAAAGAATGCTTGGGGATAGCAGCCATGGAGGACGGACATTGAAACTTGTGACAATACAGTCAGCGAGAAAGAGTTATAACCCAACGGTATTCATCCATATATTAGGAAATTTCAAAGCTAAATTCTTCGAACTAGGAACTAGGGAACGCTACACAAAAGGGCGTAGGGTGCTTGGATACAATCTACGTGGTAACAAAATACGAAGTGGTAAAGGGCATGCAACAGGTAGTATTATTAAGGGCAACTACTTCGGAAGCGCAATTGAAGCAAGCAGGCCTGTAGCATCTGATCTAGCAAAGGATATATCTGAGGCAATACAGCGCACAGCTAGACGCAAGAAGAAATGATACCAATATTTCATGTAGGTAAGAGCCTTTACAAGGCTTTGAGTCCGATATTAAATGGCAAGGTGTTTTCCGTCAGGGCGGAAGCCAATACATCTGTACCATATATGGTGTACTTCCGTACAGGGAGGGGAGACGATGAAAGAGGAGATAAAGATGCTGGTCTCGCAAATGATACCCATGTCAAAGTGAACATATACACCTCTACTTATAGTGAGGGGATAAAGATTGCAGAAAATGTGGTCACAAAGCTCCTTAATGAGGAAAATGAGGGAATAGATGAGTGTACATTAACGGATGCTATAGAAGGTAGCACCGAAGATGGTGCTGTATTTGTGCAATCACTAGAATTTTTAATCACTATATAGAATTAGAATATGGCAAGTAAACGTATTAGTGGTCGCGACTTGATGCTCTTCAAGACGGACAAAAAGGGAGTAGCTGACAATGGAGCTTTCGCAGCTGCAAAGACATGCTCAATCAAGCTACAGACAGAGTTTGAAGAGCTTAGCGACAAGGATACCGCTGAGACGGTGGATAAAGAGCCTAAGAAGCTCTCATGGTCAGCTGACACTTCAAACCTTATTGCAGATGTTGCAGATGTTGACGAACTATACCAAATATGGCATGAAAAGAAGGCCTTGTTCATCGCATTCTCTAGTGTTGCAAATGCTTCTTCTTCAGCATTGGAGGATATAGAGGGAAAGAAATGGAAGGCAGCGAAGACTTCTGGGTTCTTCGGAAAAGTGTACATAGAAAGTCTCACGGTTACAGCGCAGAGCGATGCAAAGGCAGAGCTATCTATCTCGTTTACAGGAGTTGGTGAACTGAAGCCGTTAAAGACTGGTGGGTACACCGTAGATGAAGCAACAGAATAGATTCATCTTCCCAAACTAAGATAGATGACGATCGAGATAAATGGACACGAGTATACATTGAAGTACTCTCTGCGTATGCTCATGCTCTTTGAGAGTGTGTCTGGCTATAGCTTTGCGGTAGCCACCACACTAAGAGATGAGATACTACTCATGCTCTGCGCTCTTTGGGTGTCTGGGGCTGATGGACTGACCTTCGATGAACTAACCGATGCCCTAGATGAGCGACCTCAACTACTGGCAGAATATAGAAAGTGGCTCGCAAGTGAGGTAGAAAAACAATCTGAGCGTATTAGAGGCTCCAGTGGTGGTGGAGGTAAAAAAAAGCCTCACCGCAAAGGAAATCTACCAAAGGCTAACCTCTAACGGGTTCCCTCCCGCGTATGTTCTCGACGAAATGCAAATGTGGGAAGCCGTTATTGCGGTTGAGGGTCTTGTGTATCGAAATCAGACGATCCAAGAGCTTATCAGGGCGCAAGCATGTATCTCTGCGAATGTATGGGGTGCAGATGCCAAACTAACCGACATTGCAAAGTTCGCTTGGGATGAGGACCTCGATATATTGAGGGAGGAAGATCGGTTTAATGTCGATGATATCATAGGTAAAAGTAAAGGCTTGCTGGAAGGCAAAATATAATCATGGCAGACGCAACTATCAAAGCGAGGCTGGAGGCAGACATCGCACAACTTAAATCAGCTCTTGGCGAATCTAATGAGATGGTTAAGAAGCTTAGGCAAGAGAATGATAAGCTCTCTGGCTCATTTAAGAAGTGCCAAAATCAAGCAGATAGCAGTTCAGGTAGCTTTGTAGGCCTAGCTAGTAAGGGGGCGGCTCTTGCTGCTGGATGGTTCTCCATATCCACAGCTGCAGATGCATTAAAGAATACTATCAGTAGCACACAAGCTACAGCTGATTCTTTCGATGTTATGATGGCTAAGGTAGATGGCACACTCCAACACATGTATAAAACCATAGCAAATGGAGATTGGTCAAACTTGATAGGAGGGCTTAGCGATGTCATTAATCGAGCTGAGCAAGCGGCAAAAGCTTTAGATGCAATAGGTGAAGCTCAAAGCAGACTTACATACGTTACCTCAAAATCAGATGTTCGAATAGCCAAAGCAAAGGCTATAATTTCTGATCCTCGAGCGACAAAGGAACAGAAGGAGCAAGCTGTGAAAGAAATGGCCGCTGCAAATAAAGAGCTTTTAGATGCAAGTGAAGATGCGAGAGAAAAGTATACAAAAGCGGCAGTTGCATCATTCAACAGGTCAGCACATTTGATGCAGAAAGTGAACCTTCCAAAAACATTTGGAGAGATCATCTACCCTGAAGCGCAGAAGATCATAGAACATGTGGATTTGAGGAGGAACTTGACGCAAAAAGATGTTGATAGATATTATTTGTACTCTACAGATAAAGATCCTCAATTTGCACAATATGAGCAACAATATAATGCTCTTGTAAAAGAGATGAGGCGTTTTGGCAAGGTCGTCCAATACACGAAAATAGATAGAGAAGGGGCAAAGGAAGCTCAGATATCGTTGGCAAGGCTGATAAAAAACAACCCAGATCTAGAGCGTATTAGGCTAATTAAGAACAATGTCACCGATGAAGAGAGAAATCAATTCACGGATCTATATACGCAGTCAAATCAACTAGAGACAAGATACTGGACTAATATTAATCAGCAGAACAAACAAGAAAAAAAATTCCATGCATCTTCTTTAGCTAGCACGAAGAAAGAAGCTATTTATGGAGAAGGATCAATCGGTGATTACGAGCGACAACTCAAGAAGCTTCAGGAGAAGCTAAGGAGTACTACAAGCGAGACCTCACGGGGGGCAATTCGACAAGAAATAAGGCTGATAAATGAGAAGATAAAGGAGCTTAATACGGGGGGTGAATCAAAGCTACTACGTGATAAACGCTTGGGCAATCTTGATGTAAAGTATACTAAGATGCCAAGTATTGAAGCTCCGATACATCTGAAAGTATCAAAGGAGAGTCAACAAAGACTAAATGGGTTGAAGGAGGTAAAGGCAGAGATTGTATACACTATAAAGACAAAAATTGCGAAAGGGCAAGATATCTCTGATGAAGTAGCACAGCTCAAGGATGTAAACTGGCAGATACACGAGCAGGAGGAGTACAATAGGCGAGAGTCTCTGTTGGCCACTATGAGTGGGAAGAGTAAGATTCATTCACCATATAAAAATGGAAGTGATAACGCAATAGCCTCTGATCTCTCCAGTGCTAAAACATCTGTTGAAGCTTGGAATGTACTACTCGATGGTATGGCACAAAGACATAGTGAAATCATCGTTAGTCTGGGGCAGTTAGGTAATGCTTTTGGTGGACTCGGAGAAGCAATCGGTGGGAATGCAGGCCAGTGGTTAAAGTGGATGGGAAATGTCACACAGGCGATAGGTGCTGCTATACCTGCTATAACGGCACTTACCACAGCAGAGAACCTAAAAGCCTCTGCTTCTGGTAAAGCAGCTGCTGCAGGTGCCGCTTCAGCTATGAGTTTTCTTGGTCCTATTGGTGCTATCGCAGCAATAGCGTCGGTCGTAGCTGCCATAACATCCATACCAAAATTCGCTACTGGTGGTATAGTTGGCGGGTCATCTTTCTACGGCGATAAAATACTTGCTCGAGTAAATAGTGGAGAGCTTATTGCAAATGGTGATCAGCAGAAGCGTATCTGGCAACAGATGGAAGCTTCCAGAACGACAATAATAAAACAAGAGGTTGAGCTTGGGGGTAGTGTTACATTGAGGGGGCAAGATCTCGTAATCGCCCTCGCTAGAGCAGATAGAAGCAGACAACGATAAAAAGAAAGAGATATGGAGGTAAGAAATTCAGCATATAGCCACTATGTGGGAAGGTTCACAGGGGCAGATAGCCACGCATACATAGTCATCATATCATATCTATCTGGAGAGTATGATGATATTGAGGAGGTTATGGGTATTAGGATGGGTACTACACCTGTCGAAATAGAGTATGTAAGCGATAGCTTGCTTGATCCAATCGTGATGAGTCGAGCTTACGTAACACTTTATAGTGAGCAAGATCAACAGTTCACTCACCTCTTCGAAAGAGAAGAAGGCAATGTTAGGGTTTATATATTCAGGAGTGTAGTTAACACTCAAAGGATGCCTGAACAAGGAATTGCCCCAAAAGAGGGAGAAAGCACTAAGGATTACGTTATACGACTTACAAATGGAAAAACAGCAGAAGATAATGAGGGCGTAAATACACTATTGCCTAGCGGTTATTCTCTGATGTGGTATGGTACTCTTGATCCTGAAGAGTACCAAGAGCCGTACAGCTCTAATGGTAGGTATTTGGTTTCAATAACGGCTACTGATTTGGGTAGATTGAAGCGTATAAAATTCCCTCTGCCAAAATCTCAACTTAACAAGGTCAATGATATAATCAGTGATTGTTTGACAATGGTTGGTGGATTTAAAAATCCACCAGAAATCAATTCTAACATCATTCCCACACATTATAGTGTAAGTAAGCTCATCGACTTGTCGTATATAGATCGTGTATTCGTAAAGTCAAAAAGCGAAACCTTAACCTACTGGGAGGTACTAAGCAAATTACTAACAGCCTTCCAACTTCGAATAGAACAACGTGATGGGATGTTTTTTGCCTATGATTACGATTATCTGAAGGGGGAAAAAGAAGTTGAATTACATACAGGAGGCGCTGATGCGCTACTACGTGTAAATAAGATATATACTGGTGTAGAATTATCTGTAGATCCTAGAGTAAAGGATACTGAGGTGAACAGCCCAAACCCAACTGTTAAGGCAGGTGACTGGAATGATATGCCAAGAATAGATCAGGATGGTTATATCGGTTACCAGTGGAGAGTAGGAGAGGCAATGAGTGTTAGAGAGGTGCGCTCATTTGAAACGAGGCGTGCAACACTTGGTGATGATATGACTGCCTATGCGCTATTCTTTAACCCTTGGGCTACACAAGGCTTTTGTTTTGGCTTGGCAAAAGGACAATATGTGTATTATCCAAATGGAGATTTGGAACACTATGAGACAGTAGGAGGTGCTGATCCATCAAATCAAAACTTACCATACTTCTTAAGGCCAACCATACCCTATAGGTTACAATCAACAAGGAAGGAACGTTTTGATACAAGGCAAGAAGCCATATCTGTATTCAATTCTCCAGATAGATTAATCCACAGGGTTGTTGCTGCTTCTGAGGTTAATCTATCTGGGGCAGACAGAGATTTTGTGTTGTCGGTATCTGCTAGTCTACTTATAGGTTTAGGTATGTCTCTTTACCAGAGAGATAGCAAAGAAACATCGTTGAAAATTCCTGGGTTTGGAAGTGAGTACTCTGAGGTAGGGAATAGAAATAAGTACCTTCAAATGAGCTATGCAAATGTGTATTTTGCTGCTGTCGCTTATATGTCGGATGGTTCGTATAAAACTTTGAATAGGTCGATGCAGTGGGTAGACTTCAATTCTAGTGATTTGTATCCAATTACAGACTTGCCTCTGCTACAATATGGTAAAGGTGAATTGTCATACAACCAATGGGTAACGCCGAACGAACGTCAGCATAGTAATAGCTACTCTGCTATATATAACTCTGATGGGCTTATAGTTTCAATTCCTAGAGGCTGCGAGAAGATCAACGTCTACATCTTCGGTCATGTTGATATTGATTTTAAGGAGGCCCACTTTCCATCACGTTCAGAGTCCGCAAAAGATCTTCTTAAGCAGGGAATAGTAACGCCAAACTATGTATTGCTGAGAGATATCAAGTGTAATCTTTTGAGAAAAGATGGTGTTGTAATAGACACTGATGATGTGGTTACTGCTATGAAGGTCATCCCCGTTAAGAAGACTGATGAGCGCCTCACAGAGGATTTCCCTCTTTCTACCGATACAAGAGTTGTATCGTTTAGTCCTGTACGGTTGAGGCTTGAAGATGGAAGAGCGCATGATGATTCTTTGCGGTGCAATGGTAAGGTATATGCAAGTATAGAAGAGGCTTATGCAGCTCATGTGCTTTCGCTATATGCTAATCGTACTCGTATCATTGAAGGTACATTTCTCCCTATTCTAACTTTTGGGGCATTCCCATTCAAATACTTTAAGACTAGGTATATAAGGCAATCTGAACGCATAGACCTTCGGGCATATCGTAGCAAGATGATACTTGTGGAGGACAAACCATATACGGGAGAGCTGGAGGGTTATGTGCCAAAAAAAGTATAGGGGGATTTAATCCCCCTGTATATGAAGGCCAATCAGTAGGTCCATCTAGGCATCTATCTATTTGGCAGAGGATAATAGCATTGATTAAAAGATTATTACATATACATGCTTGAATTATGAGAATACAACACTTTACCAGCTACTTAGACTTTAGCAGCTTCAACCCAGGAGAGTTCACGCTGGGAGCAATAGTCGTTCTTATGTGCTTCTTTTTTACAGCAATTGTTTGCGCCATGGATGTGCGTAGCGCAATTCGCAGGGATAAGCGTTTCGCCCACGATCTGGCGGTGAAGGCTATCGAGGAGGGGCGAGAGACATGTAGCGTAGAAGAGGTGGAAAAGAGGCTATCTCCAAAGCTGAATAGCTGGGGAATCAAGAGAACTATCGCAAAACTTGGTACGTATTACAATATCTTGTTCCCATTGGTCTTCCTCGACGTTCTCCTTCTAATAACCGACGTTTGGAGGCTTATCCATTTCCTAGAGGTCCCGTATGCCTCAATGGCAATATCGGTAGTCTTCATCGGCAATGAAGCCCTATCCATCTGGGAGAACAGCCCAAAGAGAGACAAGGAGAATGTGGCTAAGAGCCTGCGTAGGTTCAGACAGACGGCGAAAGACCTAGCTGCAGAGATTTCAGGCGACGACATTAAGGAGTTGCGTCAGCTCCTTAGTGAGATTAGAGACAACCAAAACAGATAGGCGATGAACACTGAACATAAGTACTTCACGATCGAGGAGCTTACGAAGAGCGAGACCGCTCTTTCGTACGGGATAGACAATACCCCTCCAGAGAAGTTGCTACCTAACCTTCACCGTCTGATGGACTACCTAGACAACGTGAGGGAGGCCTACGGGAAGCCTATACGTGTATCCTCGGGGTATCGCTCTGCACAGCTCAACGGGATTGTAGGAGGTGTGTCCACCAGCCAGCACAAGCAGGGACTAGCTGCAGACCTCGTCGTGCCAGATCTTGAGCATCTAATGGCGGTTATCCGCAAGCTCGGAGGCTTCGACCAGCTTATAGACGAACGTCCCAAGGGCAGGGGAAGATGGGTACATGTGTCGATTGCCCCAGAGGGAGGTAAGCCTCGAGGAAAGGTGATGCGCTATGATGGCAGGCACTACGTGATTATAGGGTGATAAGATTTGCACTAGTAGGGTGGGATGATTTGCTATATCAATAGCCAAATTAGCAGGAACACAGGTAAATACCTACACCCGTAGCTGGTGCAAGAATTGCAAAATCGGAAATTCCGATTTTTTCTCAAAAGCAGATAATATGGGATGCGAAAAAAACAAGAATATAGCCCGAGTGAGAAGGGGTAGCGATACCCTCTTCATGCTCGCCCTATACCGCAAGGAGGGAGGACGCCTCCAGCTGGGAGGTAATCAACAGCCCGACACGAAGCTCTTAAAGCCAACGGAGCTGGAAGGCGTGAAGGCTAAGCTCGTTCTTGATGGAGATGGAAGAGGAATTGACGACCTTCCACTAAAGCTAACGGATAAGCATATAGCGTTCGAGCTAACCAAGGAAATGGCTGCTTCTCTTGGTCTTTATCGTATCGTTCTTTCTGTCAGAGAGGCGGATGCCGATTACCAAGATGGGTATAGAGATAGCTCTGTTTCGGCAGATCTATGCGTGGTTGTTCGAGAGGGCGAGGAGGTGACAGACCCCAAGCAAATAGACCTCCACCTTGCTCCTCTGGCAAAGGGTGAGCAGGGAGATAAGGGTGACAGTGCTTACGATGACTACTTAAAAACTACCACCGACAACCCCAAGAAGAGCAAAGAGGAGTGGCTTGCCAGCTTCACAGGCAAGACGGGGAAGAGTGCCTACCAAAGTTACCTAGAAACGACTTCCGACGAACCTAAGATGAGCGAGGAGGAGTGGGCAACAGGCGGTTGGCTTGTGTTTGCTGAACTTTTGAAACGAATTTAACAAGTAAAAAACTATGGGTGAAGTAATACCAAAGGTCGTAGTAGACCAATACAGGAGGATAGAGCGGGCGCATCGTGACTTGAAGCAGGCGATGCGCTCCCGTGGTATACAGGTGAGTGATGACGAGACAATAGACACCTACGCAGCGAAGCTAACAGCACACGAAGTGCCAAGGATAGCCATCTTCAAAGTGTCGCAATTCCAAGGCTTCCTAGATGAGAAGCTTCCCGCTATGTATGTATCGCCGTCATACATACAGCCCGACCTGTCACTGCTCTTTTACCGATGCAATCTTCTGAAAGAGTTGCCAAATATCGAAGGGCTGGAGAGGGTGGTAGTCATGAAAAACTTTGTAAACGAGGCAGTAGCGCTCGAGGAGTTGCGCCTTCCTGACCTACCACAGGCGGACAGTATAAAGGAGCTGGCAAAATCTTGTACAGGGCTAAAGAAGGCAGTCGTTGGCGCGCTGCCCAAGGCGCGAACACTCGATTACGCCTTTGGGCTTTGCTCGTCGTTGGAGACAGCGGAGATTGGTGCAGCACCTCTCGTTACTAACGTGTATGCGCTCTTTCACTATTGCCCACTTCTGCGCAGGGTGAAGCTATCCCTCGATGGCGGGCTCATCGACAACTGCACGTGGATGTTCAATGATGACAGCCTACTCGAGGAGGTCGATGGAGTTATCAACCTAAGCAGATGCACCTCTACGGATAGGTTTGCCAACAACTGCTCTAGTTTGCGGGAGATACGAATCAAGGGTCTGTCCTGCGATATAGCGTTACACTGGTCTACTAACCTCTCCTTGGAGAGTGTGCGATACCTCGTAACCAACGCAAAATCGGTGTCTGGGAAGACGATCTATCTATCCAACAACCTACGCACACTATACGGCGCAGAGATTGAGGAGGTAGGAAGACAGGCCACCGCTAAAGGTTTCACAATTAATTTCAGATAGACGATGCGAGAACTAGTTGCACCAGAAGGCAAGATGTACGTGTGTCGCAAGGCAAAGATGGTGGCCTACGCCTTGATGCTCCCAGACGGGGCTTCCGACACCCCAGAGCTTCTCGATGAGGCGGAGGCTTTAAAGCTCGATAGGGAGTGGAACCCCAGCTTGTACGCTGACTCCGTGCTTGAGATAGACCCTGAGGGGAAGGTTGAGCCAACACCACCGAGCAATGCACCCAAGCTGGATGGTGGAGGTTTCGTGGACAAGGTGCATGAGAAGCTAGCTAGGAAAGGGTGATTATATAAAGTAGAACTGTTAATTTGTCAAACTCATGAAATCTATAGCCCTTCTTGTGTCATTTGTAACCTCACTCACTCTTTTGGGGTGTGGAATACGAGTTAAAACTGTGACTCTTGAGAAAGTCCGAACCGAGTGGAGAGATCGTGTCCGTGTAGATAGTGTGTACTTTCGTGATAGTATCCATGAAAGTGAGAAGACAGTAAACGACACAGTATACAAGGTTAAGGAGTTTATCCGATGGCGTGATAGATCTATCCATGATACAGTCCAAGTTGTGAAAACTGATACAATCTCAGTTCCTGTGGAAGTTACAAAAGAAGTACATCGCCCCTTCTTTGAGGAGCTGAAGACTACGGCACTGTGGCTGTGTCTACCAATTATTTTGATTATAATAGCTTTAGGTTTATGGCGCTGGAGGAAAGTGGCGTAGGCCATGATGAGGAAAAACCTCGGTATCCTAGTTCCGAGGGCTGTAGAAGACTCGCCCAGTTGCAATTACAAATAAGAGAGCCCTCTACTCCATACAAGTAGAGGGCTTGAGCTAATGAATTTGGTAGGCTTGGGGCTAATGTATCTTAGGTGATGCGTGAAGCCTCGTCCTGTACCAGCCTGTCTCTCGTTTGTAGCGTGCTACTGCTATTGATGGACTAATACCATGTCTGGTTGCTTCACGTGCCAATATAGGTACGATGGTATGTGGAGATAAACTTTTACTTCCAACCCGGATAATCTTATTCCATACAGCTTCTGGGATAAGGGCTTGTTGGGCAAACATGTTGGCTTCCTTCTCCCTAGGATCATTGGAGTACTCTATTCCGTCAAGTGCAATAAAAGCCGTCTGTTTCTCTGATAGGTGGCGGTCTATGTGACAAAGCTCGTGTAGGATGTCAAAGGCGAGCTTGTCGAGATCGTTGTATCGATATGTGACGGAAATCACAGGTCTCCCATCTAGTATCGTAGAGTAAGCATCTACGGGGGCCTTTTCTATCTTGGCAACCTCTACATATGCAATTCCATAAGAAGATAAGCACTGCTTAATCTTGGTCAGAGATAGGCATTGTCCATTGGCCATCCTAGCTATTTCAGAAGCAGCCTTCAGAGCATTCCCTTTCAAGTATGGTACAGAGCAAGATACTTGCGCTATCATATACCTATTCAGAATTAACCAAGTCAACATATTCCTCTCATCTATCTGTACCTTCTCACTGTGCTTGTATAGCCCTGCAAATTGGCTCTGAAGTTCAGATGCTGAGGTTAGACTGAAGGGTAAGGCTCCTCTAAGCTTACTAACACGCTCAGAACAGGAGAGGGAAGACAGCCCTAGGGATTTATAGAGCATCTGTATATTGAATAACTTGGAACAACTCTCCTCATATTCCATGGCTCTTTTTGTTTCCTCATCCCGCTCTTCGATAGCCTTACAGTCATAGATATAACTGTTCTGTAGCCTCATCCAGGTAGCGAATGATATTCCAAGCTGTTCTTCTAGTTTCATAGCAAGAGCCTTATTAAGATCACGCTTGCCCTTAATGAAACTGTTGAGATTAGGGGCTGGTACACCTATACGTTTGGCAAACTCCTTTTGAGATATTCCACGCTCTTTCAACTCTTCGAGTAAGATCGTCCCAGGGTGAGTCGCACGAACAGGAATAGGCCGATTATTTCTTGTTGCCATAATGCGTACTGTCAATTTCGATTAGTTGAATTTCAATACCATCTTCACTTTCCGTGAATATCAGTCTTTCGATAAGTCCATTTACTGGACGAATAGAACTTCGAGAAATATGTTTTAACCGTTCGTAGTGTAGATAACTAAATTTCCTAAGCTCTTCAGTGGACGCTACGTCAATCATGATGCCTATTGCACGAGTGTAGCCTTCTATGAACTTTTTGTTCCGGGATAAGTGCTTATACTTTCTGTCTTTAGTAGACCCTTGCTCATAGAGTTCTAATAACGCATCATCCTCAAATATTACTTTCAT